TGTTTCCGCTGGGTGTGGAACTTGGGGTAACTTCCAATTCCACAGTGATATCGGAAGGAATATTTGAACCGAGGTCTATCGCAGAAGAGCCAATATAGGTAGCACTTGCCAGCGTACCCATGGTGAGTAGTGCGGAGGATCGTGTTCCTTGGGCAAAGGTAAAGATGGTCATCTTTAATCGCCTGTTGCGAAGATGTTGATTGCGTTTTTGACTGCGGCCAGGACCGTTTCATCGTCCGCATTGATGATGGAGTTGATTGGCGCTGCGCGGTTTTGCGCGAGTACCGGATACATCATTTTTGTCCCAGCCAGATCAGGGTTTTGGAATACCTGTTTTGCCCATAGTAATCGGTTGGCGTGGTTATCGGTTGCCGGGTCTTCAGTCATGATATCGGTCGCGGCCACAAAAGTTGCAACGCGGACATGATCAAAAAGAGGGGTATTCCTTGCCGCGACTAAAAGCTCATCAAAAGTTGCCATTTATTTCTCCTGAGTTTAGGGTGAACCTAAATGTTGATTAAGGGTGAACCTAAAAACGCCCTATTCATGCGGGTCTTGGAATGGTGCCACCTTTAAGGGTGAACCTATTTCCTATTTATGTTTGTCTCAATCCATCCATGGTTTCGGCCAGTACCACGGCGGATACCTTGACGTTCCCGGAAAGCACGATTTCGCAGTTATCCGACTTGTATCCAGCCGGAAGCCGGAATGCTCTGCTGTTGGTGACTTGCCGGGTGTACTTGAGCGTGCTGTCTGCCCAAAGCTGGAATTGCAGGCTGTTGATCGAGAGTGCGGGAAGGTCCGCCATGCCATCTCCCGCAACTTCATATTCAGCCAGATAAGGATCGGCCAGCGCGTCATTCATGAGATTCCCGTTTATCAGCGCTTGGTTTGCCGCAACTACCGCATCATAGGATTCCTGGCTGGCGCCGGTTTCCGCTTCTGTCATGGTGAAGTCGGCGTCCAGTTTTGCCGCGCCAAAATTGACCGGTGCTGGAAGCATGAACAGTTTGCTGCGCCATTCGTAGGAGAGCTTTGTTCCGACATCGCCTTCCCACTGGTATATTTTTTTGTCGTTGGCAACATAGAGCTTTCCGGTGGCCGGATCGGTCCAGATCGCTGTTATCTTTTGATTGATCTTCACGAAGCTGGCGGCTTCGGTCTTGTCGATGACAAACATGAGCGAACTTTCATCCGCCGTGTAGCCCGCGTAATAGCGGTTGTCGGCAGTAGCAGCAATGAAAGTATTGGGGTTAAGGTCAGACCATTCCTTTTGCGTAAACAGGTCTTTGGTCACGATATCGTTCTGAACGCCGATGATGACCAGCCCTTGCGGTGAGGCGTATCCCACGCCAAAGGCGAAACTTGCTACTGACCGCTTGGACATGCAGGGCCACGCCACGGCCAGTTTTTCCATGCCGCCGCCCATGGTTACAGGCTCAACGCCGGTAATCGTGAATGGATTACCTTCCGTCATTCCGACAAGCGTTGTTCCGGTCACACCGATGGCAACGATGTCCTGATCGTAGGACTGCCGGTATCCGATAGGCCACGCATAGGGCTTGAACGGTTCGGAAAAATGAATCTGGTTTCCGGTGAAGCCTGCCGCAATGCCGTTGGGCAGGATGACGATCCCGCGCATGTCGGCGGGCGGCATCTGCCATGTTGTTGATGCCAGTGTTTCGCCTAGATCGTCATCGTCTACTGTGTCGGCATAGCTCGTGGTGGCAGCGGACAGGCTGACCACGTATTGATAATCTGTCCCGGTATTGGCGGAAGTGAGGATGCGGTATATCCGCTTGAGCATGCCGCTTGTGTTATGTGGCGCAATGCGTGTCCATGTTCCGCCACTGGTATAGGTCTGTGTGGTGGACAGAATGATGACTGCGGTATTCGTGCCAACGTCTACGCTGTAAAGCGACCATGTGCCATTCAGATCGGTCATTCCCGCTACGGCAGCGAACTTTATTTCCTCGCTGGCGCGAAGGCCGTAGGCCGAATTGAGGTTGACGGTCACATATCCGGTAGACGGCGTATCCTTCGCAGCGCCGGTTATCGTGCCGGAATTGTCTGGCGGGATGTCCATGCCCGATATATTCCACGTTGCATCCAGTTTTCCGCTTACGGGATCGCTGGGGGCGGACGGCGCAGACTCTTCGCCCCATTGGGTGAGGAAAGTGTAAACATAAGAACGGGTTACAGTCGTGGCACTTGAACCGCCTGAAGGCGATACCGTTGGCTTGGTCAATGGCGGTGAGACTCCCAGCACGTAGGAGCCTGATGGGTAGGGTCCGGTCCCGGCGGTAGCCAGATCGAAGTTGGATACCCTTGGTTCGCCATCGCCGGTGTAGTAGAAGCGCCGGTCTTCGTTGTTGGCGATGGGAGAGCGGGCAACATCGACATCCCGATCCCATGCCAGCCATTTCTCGTTTCCGTCCTTTTCCATGCGAAACATGGAAATGATTTCGCCGCCCACTTGCGGGTTGAAGATCAGAAGCGGTCCACTTCTAGGGCGCAAGTCTCCCGATGTGAGATTGCAGTTGGTGGCTACCTGTGCCTGATTTTGGGCCAGCAATTGTTTTGCCAGCCGGGGAACCAGACCGGAGAAGCTGTTTACTCTGAACCCGGTCATCGCTGCGGTCTTTTCCTCATGCCCATTCCGTTGAAATGTGTTTCCAGTGCTTCACGTTCTTTTTCCGTCAATCCGAACAAGCGTTCGGTGTTGATTACATATTCCATGTCACGGATATACACGGATGCGAGTAGTCGAATTGGGTTGCGGGACCACACCAGCGCCCGCGCGGACTCCCAATGCCCGTTTTCATCCGTCCCGCGTTCCCGTTCGGCCCATGAAATTGCAAGGTTTAGATTCCAGCCCCAACCTTCATACCGCGCTTTCACCCTTCAGGTTTTTTCCCTTCGCAAATGGCGCGTTCCGTGGCGCGGCGCTTTACCAGACCCGGTAATACTTTTCGCCCCGGCCCTTTATTGAAGGCTTCGATACGCTCACAGGCTTCCGCGTACCTCTTTGAATTGATCAGGTCGATCAGGTTTGGCTCAAACTGTCCAGTTTTCTTGTTTATCTCTCCCTTGCGGCAGAAAGTGGGAACGCCTACGCTGTAGGTAAGGCGCACATAGGCTTCATACTCGTGCTGGTACAGAGGAACTTTCACGCAGCTTTTTACCCCAGCCGCGTAGACATTCTCAATTTCATCCAGCATTCTGATCAGCGCTCGTGTAGGTGTTGTTTTGTCGCCCTTTTTTACCCCTGTAGTCGAGCCGTAACCAATGGTGTATACATCCCCCTTGACCGGGATATATGCGGTATCCCTGTACCCTTCATCAACCGCAAGGCCAGCCAGCAACGATCCAGATACCACGAGGACGGAAACAGTCATCCTTGCTGCTACTTCTGCACTTTCAAGAGACATAGCAAGCATCAACTCCATGCACGGTTATTTCCTTATTTCTTCGACTTTTCCGCCTCGATAGCGCATTCAAGCGCTTCGAGAATCCTTTTTTTTTGATCCATGGCCAGCGGAACACACATTGGTTGTGGTTTTGCTGGCGGATTGACCGTGATGATGGTTACAGGCTTCGATAGCGGGACTTTTGGCGCAGCCGGTTCCTGTTTAACTGGCGGCTCTTGAACTGGTGTCGGCTCTCGTTTTGGCAAACGGTTGCAGGCTGTTATGACTAGAAGAAGGATCAGGAGCCTCATCGCTTCAGCCTCAATAGTCTTTGCAGATGGTCAAGAACCTGTCCTTGGAACGCTTCATCTTCGCGCTGCTTGTCGGCGGCCCGCTCTTCCGAACGATCCTGCCGCGCCTCCAATCGTTTCTGGTTTGTGAGGATATGGGTGATCTGCTCGTCTTGCTGCGTGTTCCTGAACGACTCATGGCCTACAGCATCCTTGGTGCGAATGTTGTCTATGAACATCCCGATGCCCGCGCCAATTATTGCCATGAATGCCCATGGCAGCAGTTTTTTGGCCCAATCCCTTGTCCATCCCGGCAAGTGCCAGCCGCCTTGATCCTGTTCGGCCACTTATCGCCCGATAAACCAGACTATGAATACGATTAATGCCAGAATTCCAAATAAAATCCAGCCGGTGTAACTGGATTTCTGAGCCGCTTGGAGTCCTTTGTCCGCTGTCGCGTCGATTTCATTGTTTATTTTTTGCAAGTCATCCTGCAATTTACTCATTTTTCATTTCTCCAAATAGAAAAGGCCGTAATAACGGCCTTTGTTGGTTGTTACGGTATGTATGTCACCATTGCACGGTATCAAGCGTGCTTTGCGCGGGGTTATCACCCAATCCGTCTATTTGGTCCCGCAATTTCTGGCGCTTTCCTGTCAATGCTCCATGCAGAGGGGCCAGCGCGTCTGCGTTTGCGACGATGAGGCTAGCGAGTTCAGCGGGAGTAATGCCCCGCGCATCAGCCGCGCTGCGCAGCCAGGGAGCGGCAGCGGTGTTATCCGCGATGAATGCGCGCGCTTCCTCCTCCTGCTTGGGCCAGGATGCGATTTCGTTCTCCGGGTAGCCGGAAGTAATGGCATTGACGGCTATCTGGTAGTTCGTATTGATCCGCGCATGAGCGGCAGCAATACGTTCCGCCGCTGTTGGTTCCGGTGGTGCTGGTGGCGCGGCTGCTGTCCAGAGGTCAACAATGGATTGAAACTCGCTCATGTCGGACAAGTCACTGTTCGGACCATCGTAATACTCGACATGGCCGCTCGATTGATCCCACTGCACGGCGCGGATGTTGGAATCGAGGCCGGACAGGTCTACTGCCCGGAAATCCCCGTCTACTCCTACCAAGCCGTCATCCTTGACGATTGTTAGCCGCATCCTCTATCTCCGGTAAGATTCCCACATCTCCCAATCGGATCGCTTGAAGGGCATCCAAGGCATTCCGATCCCTTTGTGTTTTCACCACTTCGTTCCTGAATGATTCCGTGGCCGCAACTCCCTTGCGTGATTCATTGGCGGTATTAATCAACAGGGTTGGCGTCCATGCGATAGCGCATCCCCAATGATCGGTTTCCTCTCCGGTGTTGATGTCCGTGCCGCGCACGTAGACGTACCACGGGCAGCGAGCGATGTACGATCCGCCTTCCTTGTCCGTCTTTATTTCTTCACACTTCGCCCCCAGTGGGCAATCTGCAATTCTGATTTCCATATCAGTCCTTGGTGGCGCGTATCATGCGCAGATATTTGACGGCGAGATTGATGGCGGTGGCAGTGAATGTGTGACCGTGGGAGCCGCCGCCGCCTGTCGATCCGGTAGCAATCGTAGGACCAGGGCCGCTACCCGGAGCGGAGCCGCCATTTCCCAATGATCCGTTTATCTGGTAGGTGGTCTGCGTGTGCGTGTGCGCCGGCATTTGTGCGCTGGTCAAGGTGGTTGCTCCAATGGAGCCGGAAACAGCTTGACTGATGAATGCCGCCCCGAAGTTGACGGAGCCGCCGCCCTGGCCCCCGGAAGTTCCGCTAGGCACTATTCGTATGGTGTGATCTAAGGTCGCTGTTGTATCGCCCGTCCATCCAGTAGGGGCGACATCGTTATAAAACAGCATGGAAGTTGGATTGGAGAATGCTTCTCCCGATGCGCCCAGCAAGTTTCGGATGGTTGCCGCATCTGCTCCAGCCAGCAAAGTACGCGCGAATGCTGTTAGCGCGGTTACGGCAGCCGTCGATGCGCCGGTAAAATAGGGCAGCTTGTCGGCAGCTGGAGTGAGATTGCCTAAGGCGGACAAGGTTGTATTTGACGCTGATTCTGTTAGTGCAATGTTGGTGAGTGCGGCAACAAAGTAATCCCCAGCCGCCCAGGTCCGGGCTGTAGTTCCATCCAACCCACGGCCCCCGGTTGCGATGGTGAATGAATCGGTGTTTCTGGCGGATACCTTGACGATTTCCGCATTGTTGCTGGCATCCTTGAATACGCCGTAGAAGTAATCCCCGCCCCCAAGAACAGGGAAAAGAATGCCCTTCCCGGCTTCAACGGTGAAGGCAAGGCCGGTGGTGCCGCTGGGTGCGCTGGCGATCTTTGCCTTGCCGAAGTTGGAAAACTTTAGCGCCATGATTTCCGCCGCATGATTTGGGTTTGAAGTGGCGCGCGGGTATAGTTTCTCCCGGCGCGGATTCCAGCTTTTGCCGTATCAATCCTGAATTGCTGCTGGTGCGAGTTCGCTAGTTGGAAATCGGTATAGGGCTTTTTAGGCGAACTCATGAGTCGCGCCAACGCCCCATGCGCAATCGTGTCCCGCCACTCGTTGTAGATATCGTCATCTATTCCATCGGCAATCGGGGAAGGCTTGAGAATGGTGGTCAGCGTTAGGGTTCCTTCGACGTTCGGCGTCGGGATCAGGGTCAGATAGGTAGGATGGCCCATGACATATTGCGGGCTTCCGTCCTGGTGGCGCCAGTTCCAAAGCCATACTTCATCCTGCTCCGTATTCACTTCGATTTCGCAGCCGTTGAATTCGGCGTAATCGACGGCATACACCACGGCGCCATCGGGCGGAGCGAAATCATAATCCGCATTGGCAACCGTCACAGCGATATCGGGATGAGCGTATTTCCACGCTTGAGACTGTTCGCAGAAGGCAATGGCGGCTTGCCGCAATGCGATGGGCAGGACACCCATGGGGCATCCGGGCAGATCGGGAACCATCAAATCGTAGAACTCGCTCCAGAGTTTCATAGTGGCGCTTCGCTGCTGAACATGTTGCCGAATACCCCGGCCCTACCGGAATCCGCGAACTCGTCATCGGACATTTCAGCCCTTGCCGTTACCCAATCCGCTATTTGTTGCACGTATGAAACGTCAACCGGAAACAGATCGGTCAGTGCGTAATTTCCAGCGGGCATGTTGTTGTACTGTCCTACGAACACATCCGGCCTTCTTTTTGCAAACGCCATCATTCCCTGGTTTGCGAATGACAGAAGTTGGTCATCGGTATAGCGCACCTTGTCCTTGTCGTTCAGGGGAATGCGCGCAAGGTCCACGATGTTCTGGTAGGTGAAAGCCACTTATTTCCCTTGCAAGTGTTCGTGCTGTTTGGCCCATTCGTGGATCATCTGCT